ACAATGAATAGTAATGGTATCTATTGCATGATTTCTTGGGCTTGTTTTGTTTGGTGATATCTTTGTATAGTTTACTAATGAACTATTACTCATTTTATTTACCTCCTCAATGGACTTGGCATATTTATTGAAATAACCCTGCCCATAATTTGCCCGGCGAACTTTTACTGCATCACTTTGGTCAGCCGGACGCTCATAATCTAATAAAACAGCATCTGATGCTTCCTTAACTGTTTTCGCTTTCGAAAGAATGCTCATTAAGTTTTTATAGCCTTGTAATTCTTTCCATAAGAATTCGAGCTGCATTTCAAGGTCTCCAATTGATGTTTTCATATTTTTGCAGAAGTTAAATAATGATTCCTTTCTACTCCAATATGTCCACTGTGCAAGCCCATATCCCGCCGAATCCTTAATAAAATTAGCGTACTTACCATTATCAACTGCAATGGTATATTGGGCGTCTGTCATACCCAATTTCTTTTCATAGGTATTCTGAAGATTGCAAGGATTGAGAGCACTCTCGGCATAAAGGTTTCCCATAACTCCAGCGACGGAATGGTCACCTAATCCTTTATTTTTCAGAAAGTTCCATATCTTTTGTTCATTTGTGCCCCCAATCAATGCCATCTTCTTATCCTCCTATTCTTTATCTTCTTTGGTTTCTTCCACGGCTTTTAACCTTGCGGCGTCTACCATGCCCTCGCCTATAATATAGGCAATAAGTGTGGAAGCTGCTGTAATAATAGCCACAACCTGCTCAATCGTTAAATCGTTGACCCCAAATGCTACCAATAGGGCTGTAACAAACCCGATAACTGCCGCCCAGAATTTGCGACTTGTCAGCTTTTGTTTCCAATTAACCTTGTCCATTATTTGATTCCTCCTTTTTATCTTTGTATTTTTCTTTTATCTTGCGGTTCTTGATTGATGCTAATGCTACAATTTCAACCGTCCAAAATGCAAACCAGCATTGGGTTAATGTCGAAGAAATCTCCATTAACCCTTTGAATTGTAGAATGAAGGCAGCAATCGTGAAAAATGTTACCGCAAAGATAGAGATGAATACTATGTAGTCCGAGAATTGCCTTTTCTTTTTTGTCAATCGTCTACTACCCCTGCTATAATATCCCATGATTTCCGCCTCCTTAATTCTTTTTAATTCCGTCAATATCCTCAATTCTTTTCCATGCAGATTTCAATGATTGCTCAGTAGTAATTAACCTATCTCGCATTTCTTTAATCTCTGATTTCATGCCATTAAATTCGCTTTTGATTTCAACAATTCCATTACCTATGTTTTCCAGTTTTACAATTACTGTGGTCATTTGAGAAGCTTCTTTTTGGTTATCAGACCTTTGGTTTCGTTTCATATTGGACATACCAGAATAAATTCCAAATGCCAATGAAATTGCAGAAATCACCAATGCTACCTCAATAGTCATATTTTCATTCCTCCTTCATCGGTTGATATTTGAGGAGGGATGGAGGCTGAACTCCCTCCTCCCTTCCTGCAATTTACTCTGCCAAATCTGCACAATCTAAATCAATTAGAACCTGCTTTACTTGCTCCTTAATTCTGTCAGGAACTTCATTAAAGAATTTTACTCCTTTAATAATAAGAGTTGAATATACAACAGCCATTTCTTCTTCCTCCTTTCTAAATAGAAATTTTATGATTAGTCTAAATAACATCAGACTTCACCATCCAAAATTCTTTGTACCTCGTTTCTCAACTTTTCCGGCACATCCTCGATTGTTTTTAGCCCTTTTTTAATAAGGTCTGCATATACTCTCGCCATAACTTAACCTCCAATCATTTCGTAAACTTCAACCAATGCCAGTTGTGCGGCTGTTAATTGACTTTCCAATGAGTTGTTTTTTTCAGAAAGTATTTGAATATATTCATTCTTTTCATAAACAAACTCATCATATTCCCAGCCATCGAATCCGGGCATTTCATCAGTTCCTTCTTCGTGCAATTCTCTGATGTTTGTTCTTGCATAGACTGTCGATTCAAGTATTTCCAAATCAGGCGGTCTCTGGGGCTGTGTTCCTCTTACATTCTCGAATTTCTCCATTTTTAATTACCTCCTCATAAAATTGTTTCATTGTATCAACTAATGGCGCTATGTATTTACAAACAAGCCTAAACCCATCACACCATATTAGCCAACCTAAATATGAATTTAATGAACACCATTGATTGTGATTCATTTTGTTCCCAGCAGCAATAGTTTTATTTATTTTATTAACCTTGCATTTCATATTCTTTAAGGTTGATTTTCTTAATAAGCAATACCCGGGAAATATCCTATACCCTAAAAAATCAATTCCTCTAATTTCTGTTGGAAATACTTGCCAGTTTTTCTTAACCTTGAGAGCTAATTCTTTATCAAAGTAAACCTGAATCTCTCGAAGTAAATTATGCAGAAACCCCTTATCGGAATGGAGTATTACAATATCATCCATGTATCTATAATAATACTTAATGCCCATAACTTCTTTTATCCAGTGGTCAAAAATTGCTAAATAAATATTTCCAAACCATTGTGACATATAATTTCCAATAGGTATGCCAGTATCGCCTTCGGTACTATCAATAATTTCATCCAACAGCCATAGTAAATCTTTATCCTTAAAAATTCTTCTCAGAATCTTTTTCAATATTGAATGGTTGACGCTTGGATAATACTTATTAACATCTAATTTCAAGCAGTACGCAGAGTAAGTGTCGGAGGTTACATAATTTATAAGGTGTTTCTCTATTACCTGTATAATTGCCCATTGGCATATTCTATCAGGATAATAAGGAAGTTTGAAAATCTCTCTAACTTTTCTTCCCTCGGTTCTCATAAAGGTTATATAATCTGAAGTATTATAAGTCTTATTTATCAAACTATGTTGAAGTTTATTTAGGTATTTATCCGGGTCATTATTTATCATTTTGACCTCGTGATACCATCCTTTTCCCCTTCGAGCATTTTTATGGGCTAATCTCAGATTATCAATATCATAAATCTTCGAATACAAGTTGCCAATTCTTTTCATATTTCCAACCCTTTGCTGTTTGTGTTTCACCCAAATCTTCGAGCTTTGCTCTACCAACACAGGTTTCACAATATTTTATGTTTTGCCCATCCAATTTTGGATGCTTGCCCACGCAAGAGAGGCAGGGCAACAGGTCTGCACCTTGGTTTTTTATTTATACACAAATAGTACGTGCCTGCCGATATTCCGATTGCGATTACCCGAATTATTATTCACATTCCGATAGAAAGCTCCAGCATTCAGACTGTTATTCCAATTGCTGCTCAATTTCGAAACACCACTTCCTGTTGCCCGATACTCAATTACTTAATTACTGGCTATGCTGCTGGCACAAACAGCACGCGCCCGCCGAAAGCCCGAGCGCGAGTACCCGAAGTACTATACACAACCCGAGAGAAAGCCCCAGCAAACAGACCGTCAGGCCAAGTGCCGCCCAACTTCGAAACAAACCAAGAAACAGAATCCTTATTTACATAGAAATAATCATTCATTGGTATGTTAGAAGCCCCGGATGTTTCTGTTGCAAAGAAAGCAAAGTCACAATCTTCTGACCATCCAATTGCACTTGCATACCCGGCGGCTTGTGCAATTTGGAATCCAACATTTTTATAATCTGCCTCAGTATTATCGACAGGGTATGTTGTTCTCCAATCTGGTTGGTTGAAAAAAGCATATCCATAATCGGTTGCGCTCTTATTCTGAACATTTAATCCGTCTTCCCACTTCCAAATGTTACCCCAGAAATTTTCCTCGCCCCTATATGTTATAGAAACTAACCCATTAGTTCCCGGAGCCATTCCTGATGCATTACCTAAAAATGAGGTTGCCCCTGTATTTTCTGAGTTGTTATCATCAGCAGGAACGTCAGGTTTATTTGTTACCCCTTGCCCAATTCTTCCTTGGGAATCGAAACTTGCATACTCAATCAAGAATAGTAATTGGGTTCCTGAGCTTGAAATAAAATCTTCTTGCCCCCAACCTGCTCCTCTATTTTTAGCCAGAGTTCTTAAACCATTTCGAGTTGCGTTTTGAGTTTTACCTGATAACGGTTTTACACCTGCAATAGATGATAGCTTGTCCCCGGTTGTAGCAGTAAAATCAGCAATCTGCTCATCCGTTAAAATATAAGCGCTTGCAGATACATCATAGGCACACGCTTCGAATGCCCCTTTGTAAATCTTGCTGAGAACTTTTCCATTCCTAACAAACTGAGGATGGGGCTTGAACCCAACATGAGGAAATCCTGAAACATAATATCTAATTTTTTTAGCTGACAAACCTCTTTGACCTTCAAGTTTCTTAAAATCAATTGGAGTTGTTCTATAATAGAACAGAGGTTGCTCTACCATTACTTGGCATATAGTCCCAACTGGATAAGTAGTTTCATTAACTGTTACTGCTTGAGTTAGTTTTCCTGTTTCGGTATATGCCGCATCCCCATAATAAGCAAGTACAACACCAGCATCATTCAAAATACAGCGTCTGCGTTTCCATGGGATTAAGTTGTCGAAATTTGCCCCCGGTATGAGGTTTTTTGAACCTGACAATCTTGTAATAGTTTTGTTTGGTACATCCCATTCAACACCATAAATATCAGATTCTGAATAACCAACATATCCCTCAAGATTTGTAATGCGAGCGTCTACTCTTTGAATATCAGCATTTGTTGCAACTGCGGCAGGGTCAACGGTTAAATTAACATTTGTGGCATTTCCAGTGGTAATGAGTAATTCAGTTAAAATACTCGAAACACTTACCCCATTATTTGCTGGCATAAAATCTGCTGTACTTGCAGTAGTTACCGAGAACAATATTTCCCCGAGTTGAGGGTCTGTTGCATAAAGACCAACAGCATAAATATAATATCCTGTACCCAATTCAGCATTTGTAAAGGCTGCTGATACTAATACAGATGCTGGGCTTACATATGAAACCCCGCTGACAAGTTGTGTTTGTTTAATACTTGTCAGGTCATTTAATGTCGCTAAATCTGTTCCAACAGAATACTGGTTGCTTGATGTCTTAATCTTTGTGAAAATTAGTGCAGTTTGACCTGCTTCTACTTTTGAGAGGAGGGCTTGCCCCCTGTTTGTGATGACTGTCGAATTAAACTGAGCCATAATTATTCCTCCATTTCTTTTTATACAAGCCTATAAGTGGTTCCTGAGTTTACAACCCCGCCCACCATAGCATTTGCACTTGGTTGATATTTTGTTTTAATATCTTGAGTTAACATATATCTCATCATTGGATTCATTGATGCTGCTATATTTGACTCAAGTATTGGTCTATATTTCTCATTGATATCCTGCGTTAAAAAGTATCTCATCGCCGGGTTAAATGCCGCCGCTACATAAGTATTGGCAATCCCATTCACGCGAAGTTCTTGCAATACATCAGGTTCAATATGGGCAGGAATTGTATAGACAAGCATATTTGTCATTTCATCCATAATCCCAAACTCGCCAGCATTGATTTTAATGTGAATAATATAATTTGCATAATCCACATTTAGTTCCCATTTTCCAATTCCAATAATTAAATTCAACTTATCTTTCAATGCTACAATAGTCAATGGAGTTCTATTATTGTATCGGTTGAGAACTCTTAATCTTCTAAATTCAAGAGTTTCATCAGGATTTGTAATAATCCCTAACAATTTTTCATGGTATCTAATTGTATCGGAATCTGCTGTTTGTATGAAGAAATTATCATACACTTGCTGCATTGAGCCCTCAAGTTGACCCAACTCAATATTTTCAGTTTCCATAAGGGCGATGAAATCCTTAATTTTTCTAAAATAATGAGGAAGTAAATTTATTAAGTTTGGGTCAACCATTTATTGTCACCGTCCCTTTCATGGGCAGTTGCTGCAATACCCCGGTCTCTATTAAATTTAAGTCATTCGCAGCCCCATTTAGTTTTGTGTTTGTTACATTGACAACCCCGTCAACCGCTAAAATAGCTGCAGTTACTTGAGCAACATATACCCAAACTGGGTATTCTATTTTAGTTGACGTTATTGACGCCCCCCATAATTTTCTTACCCCAAGCAAATAATTCTCTATTGCTGTATTAACAGCTGGTCGAACAGATTCAATAGTATGCCCGGATGATAGCTGAACTGTCATTGAAACATTTACTGTCAAAGGAGTTGCTGTTCCTATTGTTACTGCAGCTCCTATCGGGGCAAGCCCATATCCATTTTGTGATGGGTTAGTATCAGGAACCTCTGAAGGACATATTTTCGTTTGAATTCTTTCAACTAATTCATTCGATGCAGGGTCGAAATTTGAATTTAATATACTACATTTTACTGTCCCGCCTCCTTCCCATACAGGGTAAACTTGAACCGCCCCTATATCATCCTCTGCTAAAATTGCTTGACGGTATGCTGCAATATTTCCGGCGAAAGGTAATTCCATTAAAGATGATAAATATCTTGCCCTTAATGAATCGTCACTTTCCTCATTCGTTCCATCATCTATTATACTTGTAATCTCCGAAAAATTCAAGTTCTGTATGAAAGTAATTGGTAATAATGCCCCTGTATAATCATTTCCGATTGTTCCTTCGGTTTCACAGGTCAACTCATATTCATAATTAGCCCCGTCCATGCCTATATATTTGGAAACATAGAATGTGACTGAACTTGCCCCTGCAATGGTAGAAAATCTATCACCCAGTTGTAAAGATGTATTAAAAATTCCAAGACGTTTTGCAGCAGTTGCCTTATTTCTTGTCAAACCTCGCTCGGCAGCTTTATAGTCAAGGTATTCCCCTACTGCAAACAGGGCGAACCCATTTTGTTGCATTTGTGTCAATACAAGGTACAACCCCTCAATATACCAGCTCTCTGGACCAAGGGCTGTTTGAATAATTGACCCTTCCCTCTTATCAAGTGAATCAGGAACCCTCTCTAATTGCCTCGCTAAAATATTGGCATATGTTTGTTCTGAGAAATCTATCATAGTGTCACCTCCAGTTTTGTTTCAAAGTTTCCATAAACAGTATTAACAGTCATCGAACATATTAGAGTATCTGTATTAACCATTTGGAAATCCCAATCGCTTGCACCCAGTATTCTTTTATCTGGTATAAACGATTCTTCAATTCTTCTTTTTAGTTCGCTTGTTACAAATCCATATTCAGAACCTATCAATCCGTCAAACTCAATCCCAAAGTTTGGGGAGTATATTTGCCAAAAGAATCTTTCAACTCCAAATATAATTTGTACTGCTTGCTGCATTGCTTTCAAACCATCTTCCATTCCTCTTACCTGTTGAGATGTTGGGTCAACATAAAATGTGTGTGTTGGATAATCCTCAAACTCAACCGGGGTGGAAAGGTCAATATTTTGTTTTGGTATCATTTCTCCACCTCCTAAAATGCTCGGGATAAAATAATAAAGTTCTGCCCATTTAATACCCGCAGCATAATTACCTTATCCCCAACAGCCAATGCCCTATTTAGTATAATGAACCCATCTTTTCTTAGGAGTGCTTTCCCATGCTCATAGCATACAATATTTCCCAACTCGGTTGAGCAAACATTTGAATCCTCAGAACTTCCCCCATTTGTGTAAGTATCATGAATTACATGGTTATGAGTTACATTATGCTTATGGTCGGTAATTGGTATCTTCTTTTCCACTACAGATTCGGTCAATATAAGAACATCGGCAGGAAGTGGGAGCATGGTATTTACTAATGTGACCTCCAGAGGGCTTGCCTTTGTAACAGTACCAATTACCAAGTCAGTTAGCCCCGCATTATTCATATAATTTCCTGTTATCTTTTGCAGCACATCAATTAGTTCAGCCATGCTTCTTCCTCCTTTATGCTTGAATTGTTCTTGTTTCTATTTCCATAACATGGTCATCATTCTTAAATGTGTGGGTCACCCTATCTAATAGTACGAATTTACTGAGGCTTATATCCCCCAAATCAGGAACATTTATCATAACCATAGACCCCGCCCGGATGCCCAATACCCCAAGGCTTTGAATGCTCAGAGTTCGGAGAACCCTATTATAATATTTTAACATTGTTTTCGCCTTCTGTACTATCTGGGCTTCGTTCATTTCCTCATCCACACTGTCATACATCTGCAATAAACCCCATTGAGAAATTGTATTGGAATCCTTAAAGATGTATGTGTCAGCCTTGCCTGTCTTTTTATTTGGGCGAACTAATTTTACTTGGTTAAATGTATCGCTATCAATATCAGTTTTATAATCGTATTCTGTTAATAGGCTTTTGGTCCCTATAACAGTATTGGTCATCATATTCTCTGCTAACCTCAGGCTCAACTTGCCCCCGTCATCAAAGAAAACATATATTTTCCCGGTATTAAGGGTGGTGAGCTCAAGGGCATAACTAATGGTATCAAGGCAGCTTTTATTTTCCCTTATGAGGCTTGGTATTGCATACCCTGTATCATCAATGGTTCCCAATTTTAGGTTAAATTGGTTGGCTATTTGCTTAATTATTTCCCCGGCTGTTTTCCCTATAAAGGCATA